GCAAGTTTCGTTGGGTCATTTACAACGCGCAAAGAAGTAACTGCGGTCAGCGTTGCGGTGACGTCATCAATCGCTTCGTTAAACAGGTCGGTGTACGACATCAGGCAACCGCTGGACGAGGGATGCCAAGCAACTGTTTGACGATCGGGGTCAGGCTTTGCTGTGGAGCCGAACCCATGCCGTCAAAGGTGGCGTACGTTGCCTCTATTGACCCTCTGGAGCGCCACAGAGCGGCGCAATACATTAAAGTGCCTAATGTTGCGTCACCGCCAGGAGAGGTTGTTAGGGAGTCGATATAGCCCGATTCCTGACGCCTGCGATATGCAAACTGATTTCCAGCTGACACAGATTGCGTGAGCAACGTGTAATCGTCCGACGGGTTTGTGATCGTAATGCCAAGGTATGACATGACTTGCGCGGCCGTCACCCAGGTGCACACAGGGTCATACGAAACGGTGCCAGACGCGGCGGTGCGATCAACATCGTTAGCGGTCTTGGCGTAAAGCACCTGATCAGCGATCGGCACCTCAAAGTCATATAGCAAGTCGCCTTCTGTATCAATACCAATGTACAAATACTGTGGCAATGCGCGCACCGTGTAGGTGCCGTTGAATGTGGCGTCAACGCCTGCGACCGTAATTGACTGGCCGACTGCAATCTCGCTGGGGGTCAGGAGTTGCAGTACGGCGTAGTTGTCAATTAGGTACTTGTTAGTGACCGAATAGGTGGCCATTACTAGGGCCTACCTTTCGATTATGGACTGACGATGATGGACTTAACGAGATCGCTGTCTGCGATGAACGTTGCAACGTATCCGTAGTAGGAGAACACGCGTCCGAGTGTGGATGGTGCTTCTACTGACATCAAGCCACGTACCTGCTCGTAGAACTCAATTGCTGATGCTTTTGCAACGACCATTGTGTTGGTTGCAAAGTTGCGATCGGCAACAAGGTTCAGACCGAATGGGTTGAACGTGTTGAGCTGTGTGATGTTTGCGGTTCCTGCAGCGTTTACGCCCATGAGACCGGCAGCGCCAGCGTATGGGAATACGGAACGCTTATCTCCGTCCAATTGCTGGCCGAGCAACTTCCACACGTTTGGTGACACAAAAATGTGGTCAGGCAAGAAGTTGCTAGCCGTCAAGATGTCGGTTGCTGCATCGTAAAGCGCTGCAAACAACGTTGATGGGTCGGTGCTGTTGTAAGTCCAAGTTGAACCTGATGCTGATGCACCTGCGGTGATCGCATCGGCTGCCACGTTGTCGCTTTGCAACAGGTATTGTCCTGCGAGATCGCGCAAAATAATTTCCATTGATGCGGGGCTCGTGAAATCCACATCCTGTACGGAGAGAGTCACCTGGCCCGCTAGGGTCGTTTTGCTGACCACGTTTGACGCGATTACTGGCGTGGTTGCTGACACAGCTGAAAGTTCAGTTGACTGTGAACCTACCGACGTGTGGGTCGTCCAAGTTGGACGGATAAATGTTTTTTGGTTGCCACCGTCTGGCATTGCGCGAGCGCCTACTGCTGCGACTACTGGACGGATGTAGTTCAAGTCCTCAAATACTGGCCCAAGAACTGGTACTGGCAAAAGACCAGGTGTGTCTGTGGTAAGTACATCGCCTGCAGCTGCTTGCAATGCGCTTTGCTTTGACAATGCGTAGTCGCGTGCTGCTGCTGCAACGTTGCGGAATGTTTCTCCGCCGATGTGCATTGCTGCAAGATATTCACCTGCGGTTGGCAAATCAAACTTGCGCTTTGCTTGTGCAAATACTGGTGCAGTAGGGATGGTTGCCTCGACTGCGGTTTCGTTTACTTCGGTCATTTCTGGTTTCTCCTCTACTGGGGTTACTTCTTCATTTAACACTACTTCTTCGGGCTCTTGGTGGATACTCGCTGCGACTTTGGTGATGTTTGCGGCATCGCCAAAAGCGCCGATTGGAACTAGGGACAATTCCATCCAGTCGGCTGACTCAATAATCATTGTTCCTTCTTCGTCATACGAGAACTTGGTTGGATTTACGCCAACGGATACTTGGTCAATGGTGCCGTCAATGGCCATAACAAGGGCATCGTTGCCAAGGCTGGTTGCGCTGATCTTGGCGCTAAACATCATGCCTTCTTCGGTTTCTGCGCGCTCCGTGACAACGCCTACTGGCATGCTTGCGTCGTGGTACATAAACAGGCGTGGGGCTTTGCCTTCGACTGGCAATGAGCCTGGGCGAAAGATCACAGCTGTGCCATCCGAAACTGTTGCCGGCACATTGTATGGGACAGCTACTCCGCTGATGGTGCGGCGTGGTGCGTCGCCTTTGGCAGCGTCAAGCGTGAACTCTCCTGCGATTAGTTTGATCATCTTGCTAACTCCTCTTGTGTGTTTTCTCTGACAATTACTTCGTCGTCTGCGCGGTCGGCCATAAAGTTTTCTTCTAGGTATTCGTCGGCGTCAAACTCCACGTATGTTCCGCGCGGTAGCACGTTGTCCATTGACAGCGCGCTTGCAATTGCATCGGCATACAACTTGACGCCAAACAAGTAAAGATCGGCGCGTGCTTGCTGGCTTGACTGATACGAGTATGCGCCTGTAGCAACGCCCACCAAATACGGTGGCACGTTTGCTAAACGCGACATTTCAAGCGCCTGATATTGCGATGCCTCAATCAAAAGCATCTTGTCTGGTGTGCTGTTTGTTTCCGTGTATGTCAAATACTCGTTAAGCGCTGCAGTCTGGTTCGTTGCTCGAGCGGCGTTAAACGCGCTAGCTAAATCAGCCAACTCTTGCGCGCTCAATGGTTCGCCACCAGTTTGTTTGAGTACGCCGGCAGGAATGCTTGACGATGCGTTGCGATTGCGCGCTGCTTCAAGTTTTAGCGCGGTCTCAATTGCGCCTGGTGCGGAGTAAATCATTCCTTGCGCTGGCGATAGAAATTGCACAAGGTTTGTTGGGTCTAGCATTCCGCCGTTGAAGTAAACCTCTTTAGATGGTGCAAACCAGACGGGCCCGACCATGTCGGTGGTGGTGATTGAGCCGGCAGGCAGTCGAGTGAACGTGGCAGGGTAGCCGTCAGCGGTGCGTGATGTGATGTACCAAAACGCGCGTCCAAACATCATTAGGTCGTCAAGCGTCCAAGACATGATGAACTGGTATGGCACGGTTGGGTCTGGTCGGCGCAACCATGAACGTGGAGCAATGTAAATGCTTTCCATTTCTTCGCCGTTCCAAAACTCGTTGTATGAGCGCAACGGCATTGAGCCAATTACCGAGGCCATCAAATCTCGAGCGCGGTTGATCGTTGGAACGCTGATCGCGCGATTGCGCGCTTCGCCTTCTTGATAACTGTAATACTGGCCGATCATGCTTACGCCTTGCGCGTTACTTGTGTAACCGCCAGCGACCGCAGCTGCCACGCTAGGCGCTGGGCTTATTGCTGCTTTTCGGGTTTTGTTAAAGATGGCCATGTTCCTACTTTGTCATATAAGTGGCAACCGCGCATGACTTATCCGATTCCGACAAAAGGCAAGGTGCGCGGTCGCCGCGTTTATCTTAGTTATTTACCGCGACAAGCATGGGCTTTCCGCTATTGACTGGACGGGCACACATGCCGATACCCCAGACCATTGTTCGCGCTAACTCAATCGGGCCAGGTGATCGCTTGCTTGATAGCACAATTGTGTTGTCGGTGCGAACGGCAACTGCGCGCTGGACATGTTCGGCAAGCAGTTTTTCTCCTGTGTGCAATAGTCGCGCTTCGGCAATCATGTTTTTGGCAAGCGGTGTAAACCGTCCAAGTTCGGCATAGCCAACGACGACTCGGCGGCGCTCAATGTTTGGCGGGCAGGTTGCGTCCACGGTCGGCGACAAGGCAAACCTGATCGTGGGGTCTTTGGCAAGTTCTTGCACGTTGTCCCACAGCTCGGTGATTGACTCGGCGATGAACGCAACGGTGACAAGCACCCGACCGTCCGACAAGTTGACGCATCTAGTCGCGCTGTATCGGGAGTCGTCCAGCGAAGATTCAATTGCCACCACGCCACCGCTAGGGATGTCCCCTGTGTATTCCAATGACGGCCAACGCCCTGGCTCAATCCATCCGCGGACAACACTCACCCAAAGGTTTAGGGATGCGCGCAAGAACGACGCGCGATCAGGGTTAGTTGATTCTTGCCTAATTGTGTCCATGTCCAAGGTGTAACCGAGTGCAGGATTACCCCAAGCCCATGACGCAGGATGCAGCGGGTCAAGGCTCGGGTCGGGCGACCACTCGGCCATATACATCGTGGACGGTTCGCCTTTGTCAATTGCTCGAATACCTGCCTCACGCCAACGCTGAAACAACACAGATTCCTCGGTGCCAGCTGTAGAGAAGAAACACGCCAAAGGATTTTTGCGCGCGCGCTGTGCCGGCAACAAACCGCCCTCAACCGAGTCAGGGTTGACGTCAAACAACTCGTCCACGATCACCAAGTCAATGCTCATACCGTGACCTTGATTTGGCTTTAATGCTTTGACCCACCACTTGCTGCCGTCTGGCATCGTGGCCTGATAACGACCGTACGACTTGACGATCTTGGCGCCGTAATACTCCTCAAGGATTGGTGCAAGATCATCAAACAACAAACACGCAAGATCAAGTCTGTGCGCGCCCGAAACAACGGTCTGCTTTTGTCCACGTATCTTGGGCATCTCCACAAGCCAAAACAAAATGAGCGCTTGGATGATTGTGGTCTTGCCGTTCTGACGGGCAACCGACACAAGGCTTGAGCGATGCACAAACTTTTGATCGACGTCAACCGCAAGCATTCCCTCAAGAGCGTGCATTTGCCAAGGCATCAAAGTGACACCAAGTACCTTCTGGGCCATGTCCCCCACAAGTCCAGCTAGTGAGCCGGCATGGTCAGGCACCATCGTTTCCAGTCTCGGCTGGTCATGACCAGTTGGCGCTGGTTCAGGCTGGTTCGGGCTGGTGGCGACAAAATCTTCAT